GTTTGGTTTTCTATACAAATCATTTTTATCATTCGTGGTGCAATATTCCGAATAGCATTTTACTCCGCAATATTCTTTTACGCATTGTGATACATATTCTATTTTAGATTGAAATCTTTGATGATCCACAAAACCAGCTTCAATTCCCCCTTGATTACTTACAATTAAAACATACTCAGGAGAAAAATGCTTAATTGCATCCAAAACATCAAATTTGATTTTCATATCCCAAATTCCTTTAGGAAATGTTTTGCCACTTAATGTCTCAATTAACGTATCATCCAGATCACAGAATAAAACTTTGTACTTCTTCATATTATTTTGCTTTTAAAGTTTGTAAATAGTTGTATGCTTTGATACATTCGTCTTTGGAAAATACTTTATTCATATACAAAGCCATATTTTTAAATAACATATGACAAAACTCCGTACCTCCTTGTCCTCCGATATTTACTCCAGATGTTCCTTTACTTCCATCACCGTATAATAAATCAACTTCATTCCAATTTTCATCATAACCCTTACCTTTAGACGTTATAGCTTTAAATGTCATATAGTCGGTGATATTTTTCTTGTTTTCAAAAGTTGAATTTATCATTACAGTAGCACCTCTATTGTATCTATTTTGTATATATAAATGAGACGCACTATTTATACCAGCCACAGTATCATCTTTTTGAATGAATTTCCATTCACCTATAAATGTAAAATCTGCTTCGTAAACGACAGTATTGGAAGATGCTATATCATCCACCCCATCAGTAACCATATAGCCTTCGTATTGAAATGGTAAGAGTTCTATGGTAACTGGGGTGGTTGGAAGATTTTCTGTTAAAGAAGATTGCAATGAAAACCCATATGGCTTATCAACAGGAGGTAAATCTATGGCATAGATTCCATCGGATGTATATGTGAGATCATATGTAGCGGCATAACCAAAAGCAAGAACATCACCTTCTGTCATGCCAGTAAGTTTAAACCGTAGTTTAATACCATTTACTAACGCTTTATTACCCCAAAAACACTTACCAATAGAATTAATAGGTATTCGTTTATCATGAGAAATATTATAGTTATCAATAATATTCCATCCTCCACCTTCTATTTCTCCATTGGTTGCCTTAAATTCATTACCAAAATATTGATAATACAACCCATACCCGCTCCCTTCTGCAAACCCAAAATTAGACAGTACAAGATCATTACCATTGCCCGTAATGTTGGCAATAGTAGCACGATCTTCGTCCTCGTTGGTCTTGCCGGTGACTGTCCATGCCTAGTCGGGGAAGAGCCAGGGATAGGTTTTGACGAAATAGTCTTTGATCTTGGTCAGTTCTTCTTCGGTGGCGTCGTGATCGAGAAATACAAGTTCCCAGATAGCAGCGTTAATACAAGTTCCTACATTAGTTGGAGCTAATTTCCCAACATGTAGCACATCTGTTCCTTCAAAATTACCAGTTGTAATCGAAACACCATTATAACTTTTAGATGTCTGATAAGTAAGGATGTGTGGTAAATCCATTTCACTCCCTATTGCTCCAAAAGATATAGGCTTATTAAGATGCTCGGCTTGTATATTTCTATATTCTAACAAGAAGGCACCATCCTTGAGCCAATTCTTTACATTAGATACTAATCCTTGGGCTATTTCACCCCTTGTAATCCACTGTCTCAACGCTACAACTGTATATCCCTTTTCCTTAGTCAGAATAGGGAAGTTATCACAAACACCATAATCGTCTACTCCGTCAAAGACGAGTGCGCCGGGGTAGAGGGGAAGTTGTTCAACGGTAAGTTTAGATCCATACCATCTTTCAGGATATTTTTCTATAGATAAATAGAGAGCTTCTGCCAAAAAGTTAGACGGAATTATTTCATACACACCATCTTCTGACATGTAAAAACGATTGCCCAATCGATCATCCAAAAAAGCATCGCAACCTTCTGGTATGCCTGTTACTTTTAAAACGCAAGATTGACGTAATTTTATATTATGGTACAATAAACCCAATGAGGCATTTTCTTTAAATGTTGCTGTTATTTTAATGCTGTTTCTTTCAAAATAAGCCGCCGTTGAATTTGTGCCCCACTCATCTATGTCTACAACATACCCGCCAATTCCGGACATCCCCTTCCAAGAGAAGTTTTTCAACTGTAGATCGTGTCCATTGCCCGTCTTATCAACCCATACGGGATTGGCAGCCATCTGTTCATTAGTGAGACCAGAAGCGGAATATCTGGCTACGATACCTTCTATATCCGGGAAGGAATCTGCATTGCATGGCAGGTCTAATATCATTTTCGCATACTCCTTAAAAGGTATTGAAGTAGGTACATCATACCCTTTGGATATAAGGGCTTGCCTTATATCCTCTTTGGTATTTATGATCCTCATTAACTTATCTGATATGGTTCCCATTACACTTCCTCCCCATTTATGTAATCTAATACCTGACCTATGTCTCCGATGTCTGATTTTATTGACTCTCCTTGAGAATGTATTTCAATAAGTTTCTGATATAAAGTGTTATCCCCTATACGATTCTTATCTGTAGCTTGTTCTTCGATTTTGGCTATCGTATCAGGATCTTCGTACTTAACACCATCAGGACCATACCATTCGTCTGTTAAATTCGTGTATTTATGACGAACTGGAGTCGATTTAGACTCCAGTGTTACTAAAAAATATTCGTTACAGCTCATGACAATAAGATTTAGTGGTTGCAACAATTACATCTACAAACTGTTCTCACGTAGCCAGAGGGAATGGCAGCCAGCTCCGTCCCTACGGCGATCGCCGGGTCAGTGCTTTCCATGACCGTCAGCGCCATCTTATCTACGTCAAGGTCATTGTCGTAAACGATTTCCCCCTCAACGTAAATGCTTCCGGCATCAGAGGCGTAACAGTTTTTTACCTGTCTTATATGACGTTGTGTAGCAGACGCAAAATCACACTCGATACTTAACCACCCTACCGGTATCTGATCGATATTGGATCCGATATTGTAATCCGGATCGGTTGTTTTAAGAACCATATGTCTTAATTCCCTCGTATTTCCGTATCCGTCCATTGTTATGTATGTTCGGATCTGAACCTTACCCTTTTCCGTCTTATAACAGTTTTCTACTATTTCTGTATCGGATGTAGTAGCATCAGGGAAATCACAAACAATACGCTGCCATCCTTCTTGTATTTTGCTGAATGTGGCGCCTCTTTGTATATCAGGGTCGGTAGTTTCTAAAACAATAAGATACTCGTCCCGGACACCTATTATGCTATCTACCGACCTGTATCCACCAAGATGTATTTTACCACCAGGAGTAGTATAACATTCATCTACGGACATAATATGTCTTTCCGTAAGATCAGGAAAATCGCATTCGGTTTTCGTCCATTCGTTAGGTATCTTATCTATTCTCGTCCACTGAGGATAGGCGTCGTCCGTTGTCTTAACAATATAATAATACTGTTCCCTTACACCAAGAACGGCATCAATAGCTTGATAACCTTTTATATTGACCTTACCACCATCCGTCTTGTAGCATTCGTCTACTTCAACAATTTCCCGGTCCGTCATGTCAGGAAAATCACATACCATCCTCACCCAATCTTCGGGAATGGAATCCAGCACGGCCCCTACCTTAATATCAGGATCAGTAGACTGAAGGACGGTATAAACCTCTTCCCTGGTCCCAAGAATATTATCTATGGCTACCAGGCCTTCTACTTGCACTTTCCCTTTTTTAGTAGTGTAACATTCAAGAACGTAAGTTACGTCTCGCTCTGTCATGTCAGGAAAGTCACAAACCATTCTAACCCAATTTTCTGGAATTAGCCTGAAAACATGGCCGGCAGGGAAATTATCGTCCGTCGATTGAATAACGGTATAAATAGATTCCCTGATATTTATCTTATCATCTATGGCTTCTAATCCTTCTATTTCAACCTTACCATCCGGAGTTTTATAACATCTGTTGACGAACGTAATGTCGCGTTCTGTCATATCAGGAAGATCACAGTCGATCATAACCCACTCGTCCGGTATTTTAGCAAGAACCTTACCTACCGGATTATCCATGTCGGTACTGTCGGTAATTCTATGGGTTTCTTTAAGAACATCCATCTGATCGTTAAGAAGATACCAACTCCATACTTCAACCTTTCCACCAGGTGTACGGTAACAGGTTTTGAAATCTTTGATAACTTTCTCAGCTATGTTAATCCACTCCCATTCGGTTGTGGCCGGAATACCAGAAACAGGATGCTTCTTACCTTCTTCGTCAAGATACCAATAACAGCCATTTAAGGACACAACCACTTGGTAGATTTTGTCCCCTATTTTTATACCGGATTTGCTGTCATCTACCGGTTGGGAGGAACCCCATTTTCCAACTATGTTGGTTATTTTATCAATGCCCCTACCAAAGGCACCGGATAAAAAATCCACGCCATTCATATGAAACTAAATTATTTCAAATTATTTTATTACAAAAAAGGGGGTGGAGGACCAGCCTCCTCCCCCTTGGGATATATAGAAAAAAGGAAAATCAAATCTTGCAGGGCTTGATATTTGCCGAAGCAGCTAACAAGTCCATAAGGTCTTGAATACCTTCGTGAGCGCCATACGGTACATGGAAGTGTACTGTAATATGATCATCAATTACCCTACCAAAGCCGTTAGAGTAACGTGCCGGCTTCAACGTTACTGAATAATCAGCATACGGGGCCAACAGATCTAAGCGGGTTTCTTCGTTGGTAAACATCCGTTCCATAAGTTCCTGGTGAGTCTTACGGAAGTCGAAGAACATACGTTGTTCGCGTTCCTTATCCAGCAATTCAGCGCCAAGGTGAGTACGCGGAGCCCAGTGCTGTTTGTATTCGGTATGGATCGGGTTGAAGTACGTGCTTATAGCTTCGCGCTGTTCATCCGGATAACCGCCATTTACAGCAATACGAACAGATCCTTCTTGGAATGTTAGACGGTCAATCAAACAGTCAGACGGAGAAATCATGTAGTCGATACCACGGAATAAGATACCACATTTGCAGTTCTTAGGAAGCGGATCGGCGATAATGGACTGATCTCCTGCTACGGCACCCAAACGTTTCCAGTTACGTCCACGATAAGATTCGGGCGCTTTCGATACAAAGAAGTCTTTGAAGATTTTATCGCATTCGTCGCAAACCATGTTAGTAACTACAACGGTTTTAAACTTGTGCTGACATCCACCAGGTGTACCATAATCTTCGATTGTCAGATACGGGAATGCTGCCTGTAATTCTGCTTTTGCACTACCACCACATTCATCATCCGGCAACGTGATTTCATAAGCTTCTTTCGAAATCTTACAAGAACCACATGCTTCCCAGCTAACAGTAGTAACAGCAGGGTTGCTACACATATCTGCTGTTTTAGCAACGAACGTTACTGTAGCAGTCGGATTAGTTTCTACAAATGCATCGATATCAGCCTTCGTCAGTTTCTTGCTTACGGCCACAGTGTACATACCTACGCCGCCATCTTGGGCTGCTGTTTTCTCGGCAGTGCTACTAACGGCATTCTTAATGCTTTCTACTACAGTAGACTGATCAACGCCATCATCCTCTAACGTTACGGCATAAATCAAACCGCCATCTACCTTAGTATATCCATCAGGACAATCTTCGCAGCCTTTCATAATAGAAGACAGCTTTTGAGTATAATCAGCAGGCTTGCCGCCTTCTTTCATCACCTGATATTTGGAAGTAGAAAGATGACGTCCGACTCTCTTGATATCCAAACCAGGATAAGCAGCCTTAAGCTGAGCCAGGGCATAAGCATCACCAGTATCACACATTTCCATACAATAGAAATTCATGTCGGTTTCCACCAGAGTTTTTTCCAACTCGTCACAAGAATGGATAGGATGGATTTCTACAAAATCACCTACCTTTCCACCACCTGCAATCGGCTGATTCTTGATACGTTCGATTGTTTTCAAGATAGCAGCCAAAATATCAACATCTTCGCAAGGATCACATTCTGAACACATATCCTCACGACCAGGACAGTTTTCGAAAATGATGTAATCATCGATATTCACCTCACCCATCGGATAACCACGAAGCTCGAACAAACGTCCTGTCAGCTTAATATGAATAGGGATACGATCGCCTTTTCTTGCTGTAATAGCGGTATTATCGTCAATTCCGTTATAACCGAAAATAACTTCATCTACTTTAATTTCTTTGCTCTTCGGAGCAGAAGCATACACTTCTATAATTTCATCAATAGCAAACGTAGGTGTAGAGAATGATTTATCATCAGATACACGGTCGTTCACCATCTCATTACGTCCGATTCTGATCTGGAAACGTTGCTCGTCCTTACGATATCCTTTCAAGTCTTTCAACGCTTTCAAACCATCTTTAGTCTGCTCACCATCCAAATCATAGATAGCGATCTGACCTTCTTGAAGCAACAAAGAATCTACGTCCGCCAACTTAGCGTGCGGAGGACAGATAATGTGTCTGTCATACGGTTTATGGATAGCCATAGCCTTATAATATTTTAAAAATTAGTATTCTGTT